GGTCAGGCATGTGAACCGACGCATCTGCATCCGCATGGTCAGGTTCTGGCGCTCAACGTAGCTGGTGGAGATATGGCGCGGATCGGGGTTGCCCATGCCGCGCTCTTTCCGGCAGCCTGTGCATTCAGCGGGGCTATAGCGGCCAGCGCCTGCAACCGTGTCGCCGTAGATTTTGACCAAGATGCCATAGTCAATATCGCCGCCGAACGCGCCCTCAATGGCGTCCAGGTAGGTCTTGAGGTTGTCGGTCGTTAGCTGGACCTTGTTTGCCAAGCGGCTCGCGGCGTCCTGCATGAAAGCGTGGGCGCACTCCGCATCGCGGCTGCCGACCAGGAAGGAAACGATCAGCTTCGTATCGGCATCCAGGGCGGTCCACGTCCATAAATCGCCAGCGCCTTCGGGAGCAGCCTTTGCGGCTTCCACGTTCTTCTTTTTCGCATAGCAGAACGACCAGATTTCATCGCATTGCACGCGCTTGGACTTCACGCCGCGCACGTTCTGGTCGTGGAAGTCAATGCAGGCTTCCCCAGCCTCGGCCAGGAGCTTCGCCACCGTGTTGATGCTCACGTCCGCCACGCGGCTGATGGAGCGCATGGAGGAGCCCTCCACCAGCATGTTGAGGATTTGGACACGCTTGGCGGTGGGGAGCTTGTTCATGCCCCTTTGTAATGAACTTTTATGCTTAGTGTCAAGCATGATTAGTAAGCATCCGAGATTGCGATTATGCTTGCATAAGGCGTAATCTTGATGTAAGCAAGCATGGACAAGTTGTGGAATGCTTACATGGATGACCTATTTAAGGGGCGCGCAAAAGGCGGCCTCGCCACGGCTCAACAGATGACGAAAGAACAGCTTAAAGAACGTGCTCGCAAAGGCGCGGCTGCGCGGTGGGGCGTTAAGGCAATCCACCGTGGCAACTTTCAAAGAGAATTTGGATTGGACGTTGATTGCTACGTATTGGATGACGAGCAAAAAACAGCCGTTATCAGTCAGCGCGGAATGGGGGAGGCGCTTGGGCTGGAAAGGGGCAGCGGCACTGCTTTGCAGCGCTTCCTAGCGACCAAAGCAATGATGGATGCCGTCGGGGCTGAAATCCGTCAAAAACTCGAAAATCCTATTAAATTTCAATGGGGCACCGGCGGGGCTGGAAGTCCGCCACCGAGCGTTGTTTATGGGTTTGATGCGGCCCTTTTGATTGATCTTTGCAATGCAATTATTGCCGCCAATTCAGCGGGTAAGATGCGCCGCCCTCGCGTCGCTGATCAGGCTCGAATTATCTTAACGGCATCGGCCAAGAACGGCATCAAGGGCCTTGTCTATGCACTGGCTGGCTACAGCCCCTCCGCAGACGAAGTAATCAGCGCGTTCAAGTTGTATGTTCTTGAGGAGGCAAAGAAGTACGAGCCAGAGTTCCCCAATGAACTCTATGTGCAATGGTATCGACTATACGACTTGGACGCTCCCGAGCTGGGCAGGCCGTGGTTCTTTAAGCACCTGACATTGAACCACGTTTACTACCCGCTAGCAAAAAGCCACGGAAAGATACTAGAGCTTTTGCGCGCAAACAAAGCGCAGGGCGGGGATCGTCGGAAAAGACTATTCCAGTTCTTGAATGACATTGGTACGCGCGCTTTGCGAATTCATCTCGGCAGATTGCTTGAGATGGCCGAATCAGCAAAAGAGCGCGCAGCATACGAAAAGCGGTTCAATGAACGTTTTGGCGACCAGCCAGAATTAGACTTTGAGGCTACCGACCCCACCGCTTAGCCGCCGCCTTCTTAGCCTGCTCGGCGCGCTGCTCGGGCGTCATGTTGCGCGCCCGCGCCTGCCCGCCCAGCTTGCCCAGGGCCGCGCCTGGGCTGATGGGAGCAAGCTCCTCGGTTTCCTCTCCGGTCGCCAGCCGCATGATCTGGACCGCCCGCCCGATCACGTCGGCGGCGCGGGATTCGCCTCTAGGTCCCTTGGGCATTGGTGGCCTCCGACTTCCACGTTCCCGCAACGGGGCGGGCAGTCCAACCATTCCAGTCCGCATCCCACTCTAACGTGGCCTCCGCCTCGACTTCGCCACCCATATAAATCACCACCAGCATTCCATCGCGAGGTCCGCCCGGGATGTGAGCTAGGTCCTCAACAGATTTGGTCAACCAGAGGCCGTATCTCTCGACACCCCCCGGCCCCTCGTTTGTGTCGAAATACACCCTATGCATGGCACCACCGCTTTGCTTACCGCTAAGCATAGCATAAGCTGGGCCGGGACGGGACGCTAGGGTGTCTCAGATTTAGAGATTTTCAAACTGAGACACTACCCGGCAAGCCACTGGTGATAAACCGGTGCACCCCAGATCGCCGCCGGCAATAGCGACGCCACCGCCGCGCACGCGCCAGCTACAAGCGCCGGACGCCACACGCCGGCCACCAGCAGATATGCCGGCCACAGGCATAGATTTGGCTTGCAGGCCACCAGCGCGCCAATGGCAACTCCTGCCGCAATATCGCGGCCGGTCCGCATGAGCGCCCAAGCACCAGCACACAAAGCGAACAGCATGGCATAGTCCTGGCCCAGCCAAATACCCGCACTGACATGCGGCACAAGCAGCGCCCACGTCACGCGCCAGGATTGAACCGGAACCGGCGCATAGAGAACCACAGCAGCGACACCAGCCGCCATCAGTGCGGCCTGCCCCATGATCCACCACGGCGCCACAGCGAGCGCGGGCAGATACGACAACGCAGCAAAAAACGGCAGCATCGCAGGCGGCGATAGGTTCACGTCCGCCTGACCCGGCACGATCGCCGCCGGCGTCAGGGCGTATGACGCGTATGGATTGACACCGTGAACCGCAGCCCACCCAGAAGACCAGAGCGCGCCCCATACGCGAAGCTGCGTGCCACCCTGGAGCGTCAAGCCGGAAAGCGCCGTTGCCGCGGTGACGGCCAGAAGACCCGCCGCAGCCAACGCAAAGACTACCCAGGGTTGCTTGATGCGTATCATGATCGCCGCTCCGCTTGCCTGGCGCGGAGTCTAATACGCAAACATTCACAAACGCAACGGATTAGGCGTGCAGTTCGGCGTTTTAGTACATCCGGCTGCCACACAAAAAAAGGCGCCAAGTTTCCCCAGCGCCCTTTCCCTAACTGTTACCCCAAGCGCTACACGCCCGGCGTTCCAAACAGCCCGCGCCAATCGGCCACGTTCGCGCTGTAGCGCTCATAGCATGCCGCTTTCGCGTTCTTCGTGTCGAAGTCGTTGTCCTGGTCAAAGGATATCTTGTCGCGCTCAAAGTATTGCGCGCCGCGCGGCACGTTCGTGCGGATAAACCAAGCCGTTGCCGAGCTAAAGTAGTGGTTAACCTTGATCCCCTTCGGGAACACGCCAACCGCACGCAGCACGTTGATCGCATTGTTGGCGGTATCGTTCTGAAGCACCGACTTGTAGATGCGGTTCGCTTCGAAGAACAACTGTGGCGGCACATGCAAAGACTGCGGCAGCACGCTGATTTTCAGGCCACGGTTGTTGACGGTCTGCATGATCTGCACACAGAGGTCTTCGACCGCGAGTTCCGAAAGATCGGCTGCCGTGGTGAGAAGATTGGACTGCGAGCCGGCAAGCGTCGGGTGTGCGGCAGAAAACACCGCCTGGCCGTCGCCAATCGGATAGGACGAACTGAAACCATTGTTGTAAATGGACGCCAGCACGTTTTCCTTGGTTTGCCGCATCGAGAAAGCGAGCTGCTGAGCGCGGCGCTTGGAAACCGCTTCATACAGGTCGTCGCGCAGTTCTTCGAACGTCACGATATAGCCCAACGCATACGCAATGTGCGTGAAGCGCGTTACCGGCCCCTGCACTTCGGTATCGTACACGATCTGCTGACCCTGCGGCTTGACCGGCGCGAGACCAAAGCCGGTAATTTCGACTTCTTCCTCATACGCCTTGTCCGATGTCTCAATATCGAACAGGTCAACGAACTCCTCCTCGTGCTCGTCATACGAGCGGCCCCAGAAGGCTTTAATGCCGGGCCAAAGCGCTTTTGGGTGGGAGCCTGTGGTAATTACGGCCATGATTTATACTCCTTCGATGACCGCGGCTTACGTGCCGGTCGTGTTGTTGAGCTGGGCCTGAAGAACCTTCACCAACCACTGAGTGTACGTCGTGCCGGGCGTGTTGCCCTGAACCTGCAACGGCTGAATCAACCGAAGCTGGCTGGCGGACGTGCCAAGTGTGTTGGAGTCGATCTGCCAGGAAGACAGCGCGGTGATCGTGGAGCCGCCGGAACCGGCGTTCAGCGCGACGTTGCGCGAAGACGCGGTGACGGCCAGGGCGGACGGGTTCGAGTTTTCCTGGATTCCGTAGAGCAGGAATGGATCGTCGGCCACGTAAATGTAGCCGCCAGTGCTGGCCGGCAGATAGGCGGGGCTCGATTGGAGCAGCGTCGTTACCAACTGGCCGGCGTTGTTGGCGATGCCAACCATGGGGCCAAGAAGGTAGTTACCGGCGCCGGCTGTCGCGAGGGTGACGGCCGGAATGCCAGCCGCATCGGCCGTTGCCGTGACGGTTGTGACCGGATCGCCGACGTAAATAGCGGTGCCGTAGGACGGGGAAACGTAGTAGACTTTAACGGCGCCATTGTATGCCGCGCCGCTCTGATAAGCCAACGGACGAAGCCCGTAGGGTGCATTCGGGTTTGCCATGGTGGCGCCACCTCATCAAACAGGACACGACGCGCCCACCATGGACGCGACGAACGAGATGACTGGGGTGTGAGCGTGCCTGGCTCAGCGCGGAGCCAATGGCCCCGCCGTCGAATGACTATGCGCTCGTGGCGCTATCTGCGGTCGATTTTGATGCCTTGCTGCGGGACGTAGTGCCCAGTTTCGGGCGAGACGTGCAGCTTGCCGGCTCTAATCTCTTGCATTTTCGCCGCCTCGGCTGACTCAAAGGCTGCGAAGTCTTCCTTATACCACTCCTCTTTGATCTTTAGCAAGTATGCAATGAGGGGGCCGCCAGTCGGGGCGGTGCCGACGACCTGCTCAACCTTTTGACCCCCTTTAGTGACGTGCTCCCAGCCTTGAGCCTTGAGTTGCTCGATGCGGCCGGGGTGGTCGTTGACCCAGCGCTGCTCGTAACCGTCTATCTTTGCGGTCTGCATCCGCAGGACGGGGGCTCCGAACGAGCGGACGCGCTGAGTTCCATCAGCCAGAACGCCCGCCGCGGTGCGTTGCACTTCCGTCATTTGACGCGTGTCGGCCGGCGCGACCTGGCGCTGCTGCGTCTGCTGAGTGCGAATATCGTTCATTAGTCGATTACTCCTGAGTTACGCAGCCATTCTTCTTTCGTAAGCGGCTTGGCGTTTGGCTTGCTGTCGATCTGCTTGCGATACCGCTCAAATGCCGCTTTTTCGTCGGGCGGCAGTGCGGCGAATAGCGCGTCGATACTCTTGGGGTTAGGGCGCGCGGCCGTTGGTGTGCTGGCCGCCACGGACGCCGGCTGAGCCCGGCGGGGATTTGGCGGCGGCGCATCATCGGTTGTCGCCGCGTCGGGGTCTGGGGCGCGATCCCCGGGGAAATTATCGGGAAACGCCGCCCGTATGCGCTTCGTCACCTCAGCCAGATTTTCCGCCACGGACCAATGCGGTTGCGACTTGAGCAGCTTGCCGTGGATGCGCCTAGCTGCCTCGGCCATGTCGCCATCGGTTTCAAACCACTGGTTGTCCTTGACCCAATCCAGCACTTCAGGCGCAATGGCGGGGGCAGCCGGCGCGGGCTTCGTGACGGGTTTGGGTTTCGTCTCGTCAATTTCGGCCAACTCACGCTCGGCAGCAGCAAACGCCGCCTTGTCGCCGGCTTCCACGGCTTGCTCGCGCTCAGCCAAAACGCGCTCGCGGGCCTTTTTGTATGCTCGCTCATCGGCCGTTCGCAGCCGCTCCGTCAAATCCAGCACCACGTTCGTAGCGTCGTCCTGACCCTTGCGGATGGCCGCCAAGTCTTGCTCCTGCTTGCGAAGCCGCTCGCGCAGGATGGGAAGATCATTTTCCCCCTTAGAAACGAACGTTGCTGCGTCGCGCCACGCGCCGGTCGGGCCGCGGTATTCTTCCTTCGGCTTCCACCCCATCGACCGCGCGCGCGCTTCAACGTCGGTGTCCGTGTCTTGCTCTAGTGCTTGTGACATTTTGCCTCCTACGCCGCAGCGCTGCTCATTGTGATGCCAGGCACGGCCTGGATTTCGTCGTCACCGTTATCGGCCATACCCATGGTGCCGCCGATCTCGCGGTAATCCATGACGCGATAGGCCATGCCGTCGCGCCCCATGTATTCCTCGCCGGCAAACTTACGGAAACAAATGCGATGACCAGGCGCGGGCTTTGGCGCATCATCGGGCCAGCGGTTGAACCCGGTTGAATCGTAGGAGAACGCCGCCGGGCCAGTCGCCACGATAACGCCAGTAGTGGCGGACATGGAGCCACTTTCCACCACTTCGTTTGTCATGATGATGCCGCCGCGCGTTTTGTCGATCGCCCGATCCGGTAGCACCAGCACGCGATCACAGATCGGCTCGATACCACTCTGGTTTTCGCCGGCCCACGATGCCATTTCATACTGCGCGTGCCTCGTTTTTAGAACGCGGGTGCTCATGCTTGGCTGTCCCTGACTATAAAGGATGACGTGACTTTCACGGTCGTAATCTTCCGGCCGCACAGCATACATTTACGCCGCACGCTCACGTTGAGCGCGGGCATCGCGTGCCACTCCAGGATGCCGCCCTTGAAAAAAGCCCGCTCCCTGGCTGATTGCAGCCAGCAGGCGATCGCCGCTTCCTCGGAAACCTCTTGGCAGACCACATTGACGTGCCAAGCGTTTGCAGACGCATCAGCGCGCATAACCTTGGCAAACTCCGATTCGAAAACACGCGTAGCGGCATCCAAAATGCGGCTCATTTGCGCTTGACCTTGGGCTTTTCGGGCGCCCCCTCATCGCCTTTCGACACCAGCATGCGCGAGAAAACGACGCAGAGCGTGGTGTGCAATTGACCGCGCCACTCGGGGTCGTTCATCGCTCCCATCTGATTGACCGCAATGTAGTCCTGCGCGCTGCACCTTGGCCGCGAGCGCCAATAGAGCGTTTTACCACCACGCTCATCGGCATAGCGCCATGCAGCCGAGAGCCACGCCTCTACCGCCAGCGACTCGTCCTTGAAAAACGCTGGGAAATGCGCGCCTTGTTCTTTGATGCCGCCGCTCACGAGGCTGACATAGGGCTCGCCCGTTGGGGCTTTCGATGCATCCACGCTCGCCGGCACGTTGGGGTTGTTCGGAAACCCAAAGGCGTCAACGACATGGAAGTCTTTTTCGAAGGCAGCAACGGCTTCTTCTAGGGTCATAGTGCCCCCAGCGGTATTGTGTCGCCATATTTCAGGCCAGCGCGCTTACACTTTAGGAACGCGTCAAGCATGGCAATAACAGGCCCCCTTCTGACAAAGCCTTGTTGCTTCCACCGCGCAACGGTGCGTCGGGTAACGCCGGCATTGGTGCAAAACGCATCAACCCAGTCGGCGCCCCAAAGTTGCCCGCATGCGGTGACAAACTCGTCCCAGGTAAGCGCTCGCTGCCACCAAGGGCTTACGGAGCCCCCGACGGCCAGAGTTCCCTCCCTGCTCATGAAGCCACCGGCTTATTAATGGGCAAAATGGACTCGTCTGGAGTACGCCGATAGAACGCGCTGCACGCCTCGCGGATTTGCTCGGGCGCAACTGGAAGCGTCCCACCCAGCAACACTTCGCCGGTCGAGATAACAACAACCTCAAAATGCGTCGCGTCTTCCGGAGCCGCATCGCGGGGTAGCGCATTCAGAACTAGCATTAAGACACCTTCCTCACGCCGTCCTCGTAATCTTCGCGCCGATCCGCGCTGTTGTGCACCAGCACTTCCCCCTGAAAGAGTGGACCGCACCAGCAATCGACGCTGTTGACGTGCGGGCGCAGATCGTCCAGCGGAACAACCGCCTCCGCGTCGCAATACCAGCCGCCGCGCATGGTGGTCACGGCCCCAACACCTCCTTATAAAACGCACGCACGCTATCCAGCGTCAGCCCAGACACATCGCGCGCCTCAGCCACGCGCCCGCGCGTCTCCCAATTGGCTACATCGCTAATCACGCCGGTATTGCGCCACTGATTAAGCACCGCCCCCTCCAGCGCCGCCGCCCGGTCCAACAGGAAGCGCAGGACCACCTTGGACACTGGATGGTGGCGCCATAGGTTGAACTCCTGGTCCGTTAGCTGGCGCAGCGTTCCCAATTCCGACAATATCGGCTGGGTTGATTGCGGGGCTTCCGTCGTCTGTTCCGGCATTGAAAGCGTCCACCTTTGCCTTGAGGGTGTCGATTTGCAGCGAATACCAAGCCTGATTGACCTCGTGATCGGCTTTCGATGCCTGGGCAAGCTGGTTGATGGCCTGCGCAAATATCAGCACCTCGCTGGCCTTATCCTTGCCGCGGCGAATAGCCAGATCGGCCTCCTCATGGACCGCGCGAACCTTCGCCTCCATGCTGCGAAGATCAAGTTCGGACTGCTTGATATGCAGTTCCGCAACCTTGGCCCCAAGCGCCGGATCAGGCGGCTGTTGCGATAGCAGCAACTTGTCCACGTTCGGGAATAGTGCCGCGTCCAGGATTTCTTCGCGGATAGAGCGCTGGTCAATCCACGGGTCGCCGCGGAACTGCATTAGGAACTGAGCGCGCCCCAACTTTTGCATATCCGTAATCATCTGCGGATCGCTAATCGGCTCGACGCCCGCGCCAGCCTGATAATCGGCCTGGCTAATGTCGTGCCACTCGCTTCCGCGCTGATAGCCGGCCTGTTGCGGTAGGTAGATGCGGTTCAGCCGAAATAGCTTGCGAAATTCTTGCTTCAACGAGCGGTGAATGCGCTTGTAGATCGCGCTAAAAACCTTCAACCCCTGCTCGATCATGGCCAGTGTTGCCACGCCGGACGTGTTATCGCCCGGCAAATCGCCGACCATCACATCCTTGACTGCCGCAATCTTCTCGCCACCATCCACCAAGAACTGCAAAAGTTCAAAAAGCACTTGGTTTGGGCCAGGGAACGGGATCGGAAACACGTTATCCCGAATGTTCGTGCCCTGCGTGTTGACCGGCTTGTATTCGCCCAACTGAAATCGAACCGCGCCGGTATTGATACTTAGCCCGGCGCCGATAAAGCCGCCGCCAGTGTTGGCCAGCGTGCCGGCATCCACCAACTGATTGAGCGCGGTGTTGATGGCGCAGTTGATCGGATACAGCAGGTTTCCGAAACCAATGTCGTAGACCTCTGACTCGGGGTTCGGAATAAAGCCGTATTTGGTGTAATAGCTGATCGGTTCAATCTTGCTGACACGATGATCGACGGGCGAGAACAGCACGCCGTCCTCGTCATACGCAGCCTTGATGCGTGCCAACCGACCGCTGTCCCGCGCTACCGTAACGATATAAGGCTCGGGATAGCCGTCGCCGTCCAGGTCGTAGCGGCGATGCTGCTCAATAAATGTGATCGGCGCGTCGTCATCGGTGCCCGCGCCCTGATCGGTGCCGTAGTCTTCGTCCAGGTAGATGCCGGCGCGCACCTGCTCCTCAACCTGCCAGGGGTAGAGCTCCAGGAGTTCAGAAAGCCGCGGCGCGGTTTCGAAGGACTTGGCGTTGTAATTTACGCATAGCTGCTTGGCGGTTACGGTCTCGCTCACATTGCGCTGCATGGCGGGGTCGAAATAGCTTTTGCGGAACATGAGCCCGACGATCGGCAGGATGATGAGCATCCTGTCCGTCTGCGGCTCCCATTCCTCCTGCTCCTCCAGAAGTTGCCAACTCATGTGCTGGCCGATCTTGTCCGCGCGCTGCTTTTTCAAACCAGGCGGAATGCGCCACACAGGCTGCGGTCCGTTCGGGCCTTGCTGCGTCTGAGGCTGGCCGTTGCCATCCAGTTCGGGCACACCATCGTCAGGCCCTTCGATGGAGCCCTTGACCACATCACGGTCTCGAATGATCGCCGGATAGGCGCGCGCCGCAAATTGGATCGAGGCCGTGGTCATCAGCGGCCAAATGATGTTGGAACTATCAGGCCACGGGAATGTTTTCGGTTCCGTGATTTGTAGCGCGAATTTCATCCACTTATCGTAGAGTTCCATCCATTCGGCGCGGCTTTCTTCGTCAATCCGGTATTCGCGGATGACCAGTTGCGCGATCCGGCCGCGCTCGTCGTCGCTCAGCTCGTCCGCAATGTTTGTTGCGGTGATCCAGCGTCGCAATTGCTCGTTTGCTTCCTGGTTGGGTCGGGGCGCGTTCGGACCCGGGAGAGCGGCGCCTTCTGGGGGAAGGTCTAGGACGTTGTTCATGACCGATCTAAAGCCCATTCGGGAGTAGTAAGATGCTCAACATCAACCGCCCCCTGACTGCTGCCCATATCCGTGTACCTCAGTGTCAGGCGCACAGCTTCTTCAGCCGACGCGCTGGCGTAGAGCGCGCCCAGCGTGAAGGCGGACTGTACGCCGCACACGTAAAACGGCGCCTCATATGTCGTTGGCTGCAACAGCTCATCCCATAGCGTAACGGCACCATCAGGGTGAACTTGGAGAGCGCGAAATCCATTCTCGTTCACAACCGCCGGACGATCGCCCGACTTTTGCAGCCAGTTTGCAAACATCGTGCTGGTTGATTGCGACCCTGCACAGGCAAGTAGTGCGCCATTCGCCATCCGTGTGATCTTTCGCATCTCGCCAGCGACAACACCCCCGCCAAGCCAGATGGAGCGGTCCGCAGCCATAACGCCGTCGCGGTACACGATAACTGTCATTCAGAACCACCCGCGGCCTGCAAGCCGTTTAGGCTCAACACACCAACCGCGCCCCCATCAAAAGCCTCAATCGGCGCGGCATTCCCCGCAAACTCGCCGCACCACATATCCGGCTTCACGATAGGAAATGCGGCCATGGACACCGGCTGCTGCTTGCCTGTTATTCCATTCATAGAAACAATGATCGAAACCTGCGGCGGATGGCGCCTGCACACGAGATCGGTCTGTTCATGCGTGGACCACCTGCAATCCAGGCACTCTCCTGGCGCCTTTTTTGACTTTGGTAAAAAGTTGCGCTTGCCGAGAGAAGGTAGGGACTGGTTCATCTAATATCCCGTGACGCTAGACCGCGTGCGGTCAGACAAAAGCGAAGGCCGATAATCCGTGTCGTCCACGGCGCGCGATCGAAGTTCGGACCCGAACAGCCACGCCGCGCCATAGGTGCAGGCATCCGCCACGTGGCTGTGGGCATTCTTGTTGGGATGCACATCAAACCGCTCGCCAGAAACTTGCATGCGGCGGAAATGATACCCACCCAACAGCGCCTTGCGCAGCCGAACGCACCGCGGATGCAGCGTAAATTGCGGCCGGCCATCACGCAGGGTCCGTAGCGGTTTGCGCATCGACTCCAGCCGAAGCTGCTCAGTCTGCGGCGCGGCCATCATGTTGATGCCCTTGGCATGCGCGATCTGAAAGCACGTCTTGGTGTCAGTTTGCGCGCGCTGCTGGCCGGCGGGATCACCCACGTCCTCAAATGCCAGCCCGCGATAGTGGCGCGCCGAGTGCTCCAACACTGTGTCGGAGAACTCATCAAAACCCATGTCCGTGGCCACGATCTCGTCCACCACGTTCCATCGGCCATTTGGCGTCAACTGCGAGAACACGCACGCCGGCGTAAGTCCGAAATCGTACGAACGTAGCATCACGGCGCCGTCTATCGTCTTGGGGTGCAGCCGCGGGTCTTCTGGACAATGCATCGTATCGGAATACTCAGGAAACACCGGCTTACCATCGACGGTGAAGCCGTATTCGCCATGTAGATAGACCTTTACCCAGTCGTCGGTCTTACCCACCCGCTGCTTTTCGTAATACAGCGGTGGCAAATTGGCGATGTTCTCCGCGTTCGGACCCAGCCCAGAGGGCTGCTTGAAGCATTTGTAATACGTGCCGGTGGTGTAGTGCGGAATCTTCAGCCCAAGCCGGTCAATCGCGGCGTTCAGCGCCTCAATATCCTCGGTATGGTCTTTTTCCTCAAAAAACTTGTACCACTCGCTGTCCGTATCCGGCGGATTGGTGTCGCCGAATATGCCGAACCACTTGCATCCCCCGTCGCGCACCGCCGGATAGCGGCCAACGCGGCCCATCATGGCTTCCCAAACCGCCCAGGGAATGTCGCGGCCCTCGTTAAACCACGCGCCAGTGTATTCGGTTGAAAGAAGGTTGCCGATCTGGTCCGGTCGATCCAGCGCGCGAAACAACACCTCAATCTCGGCGCCAGGCTCGCCCGGTGCGGCGGTCAGAGCCCTGATCGTGTAGCTGTGCGCAGATGGCTTCCAATCGCCATAGGTGTACGGCGGGAACCACTGGAGAAACGTTTTGATAGTGGAGTCTTCGAGCTGGCGATAGCTGTTTCGAACGACCGCAAACCGCGACCGCCTTACACCATCCGGCCCAGGCGTCTGCTCAATACCGCGCCGCGCAATCTCCATGACGCAGCCCGACGACTTACCACCGCCAAACGGACCCATGAGGCCGCGGATAAACGCGTTCGATTGCGCAAATGCATTGATGGTGGGGACGGTCGCGTAGTCGTAGGACGGCATTGGCCCCCCTACGTCATTTTGCTGTCACTGGCCCTATATATCTCGGCTGTGGGACGCATGCCGGAAGCGGCTGCATCAGCCTTGCTACGGGATATGACTGGTCGCGTGACTGGTTTCAGGTAGGCAAATTCCGACTTCGGATCGGCGTGCGCCTGCTCGCTCTCTTGGAAGCAGCAGTCTTGAGGGCCGCCACGGGGAACTGGGGTGCGCGCCATCAACGTGGCGCCTTCGTTGGCTGAGCGGGCGTAGTGGCTGGATAAGCAGTAGGCTGCGCAGCGCTCGTCGCTTGGTACGCGCACTGGGGACGAGTGTCCGGCACCGCATAAGTATCGCCGAATTTATTGACGCCGACCGTGGGGCCGCAGTCGTCTTCCTGCGCTGGCTTTGGTGGTGACTGGCTTGCCATCACCCACGCCCCGGATGAAACGCCGCCTGCTTGATCGACGGAAACGCTCTGGCCACCTTGCGTGAAACCGTTGTCTTTTCGGCCGCATCGCCATGCTGTGCCACGCGGGCCAGCGCGTTACGCGCATGCGCCTTATCCTCAATCGGATAGCGCCCACTAGGCAGCGCAAAATCTTTTGCGGGCAGAGCGCTGCGCTCTTTACCCGTCAACTTAGCCACGCGCGCCCAACTTCAGCTTTTGCTGGTAATCGAAAGCAGCACCTTCAATGTTTTTCCACCATTCGGACAGCGCCGCGTGGAAGCCCGTCAGGACCGGGTTGCCGATATCTAGCACCGCCGTGGCCGAAACGCCGTCGAGCGTGTAGCTCAGCGTGTGGACGCCGCCGCCGGCCGTGATGGCAACGCCATGGATAATAGCCGGGGAAGCGGCAGTTGGCGCTGCCGCCTCGCCCTTCAGCGCCGCAAGGTCGCTCTCAACCTTAGCGACCTCGGCCGCAACCTCGGCTGTCGTCTCGCTCACTTACGCACGCCGTGCGGGCCGTGATCCGGGTTGCGCGACGCGTCCATGAACCCACCACCCATCGGCACGGTCTTGCCGCAGCCGCGCTCGCTGTCAGATAGGGTTTTACCCATCATAGCGCGATCGCCCGGAATGCACGTGACGCCAGGGTAATCGTTGACACCGAAGTTCTCGGCCTTAATCGGCCCTTCGCCGCGCGCGTTGGTCTGGTGCTGACGCAGCCCCTCGGCTTTGATCTCGCCGCCCGGGCCGTGAGAACTGGATTCGCTCGCCATATGTGCAACTCCGCGCGTCAGATTTCGCGGACGCTAGACACACGGCGCGAAGTGCCGCAAGCGAAAAATGATACGAATGCGAACTAGTGTTTGTGATTATTTGGGAATGTTTGTAGAGGTTTGCGAATGGTTGCTTGCAGCGGCCAAGGTAGCAGCCACCGCGTTTCCGTAGGCATCCGCGATCAGGTCGCCGATGAATGCGTGGTCAGGCTCATCAGGCAGCGGCGACACGGCTTGCGCCGCCTCAACCTGCTCAAGCAACGCTTCGATTTCAGCGCCCACCTCGGCGTAGGGCAGAGCCCCTTGCTTAATAGCCAGTATGTGCGCGGCGTTCGGCAGGGGAAATGTGATCCAGCCTGTCGCTAGTAACTCCAGTGCCTCGGTTGCAACGCGCACAGCATGTGACAGCGCCTTCCAATCCACGCCCTCATTGCGTTCTGCGGCCAGGGCGCGGTGCCCATATTCGTCCAACAATCGGGCGTAGATGGCTCGCGTGTCTTTCAGCGACGTAAAATAGGGCGCCTTGCGGTTGCAGCACTCAAGATGCGGAATGGGGTCGGGGCGGCTCGGATGCTCAATGTGGATAATGGACGTATGCTCAAGCGCCTGATCGGCAATGAACGCCGCCAGTGACGGCGCAGCCGCTTCCAGTTTTGCCAAGTGACCGTGCTGGGCAATCGCTCCGTCGAACCATTCCACGATATTGCGCACCGCATGAACGCGCGACCCCCGGATGCCGTATTTGTTTGCTTGGGTGCGACAGTAGCCGACGAAGCTAGCAGACTTCTTACTGACGAGCCTTGTCCGATTGTTCACGATTTCATGCCATAGCGGCGCAGGTTCGGCGCGCATGGACACGCGCGGCGCGAACAGCATATCCAGTGCGACAGTCTGGCCCTCGGAAAGCAGTTGTAGGTAGCGGTGGAGCGCGTAGGCTTCTTCGTCTATTTCGCCAGCGTAGTTCTTTTCGCCATCAACTTTGGGCCGCTTATTGCTGACCGTGTGCTTGACGTTCTGCAAAAGAATGTTGCGCGCTGGCGGGATGAACACGGCCTTGTAATCAATGTCAGATGCCGGCGTGCTTGTGCCATAGAGGTGCGATCCGAAGCGGATTTCGACCAGATTGGCAGTCGTTTTGTCCCGCGTCATGGTTCGAGTGCGCTTCTGTATATCCCGGCGGGAAAGCCAATAAGGCCAATTCGCAGCAACTCTATCCGGCCAGATTCCTCCCAGGACGATACAACAGTTTCAAGATGCGGCATCAGCGGCTGGTAGTTGAACTCTCTCCGCACAGGCTCGCCCTCAGCGCCCAGCCAAAACATGCATGTAAGCCATCACGCCACGACCGTATCCCGCAGCCGCTCCCGCGTCTGCCGACGATACCCTTTCGCCCACGTCAGCAGCGCTCCCCATTCATACATGACGACCCGATGAAACATCGAATACGGCGGCCCGTTTCCTCGGCTGGCCAACGTCGCCAGCGTGGACGGCGCGATGGGATACCCCGCGTCAGTTAAGGCCTTTGCCGCGTCGTTGCGGCGCAGTCGGGATGTGGGGTCAAGGTCTGTCACGGCGTTCTCCTGTGTTGGCGCAAAGGATGTGGTCACGCAGCCCACCGCTGCTCGGCGCCCAGCGGCCGATGCTCCCCGCACCGTCGCCAGTGCGGCCCGAGATGGGCAAACGTCAGGACGACGCGCTGGCGCAACGCCGCGGCAATTATCGTGTAGGGGTCGGGTGGGGCTGCAGCGGAAAGGCCGGCGTCCAAATCCATCACTTCACCTCATGAGTAAACACACCCACCAACTTCCCGGCTTTCCCAAACATCGCCCCGTCGTGGTGCCGCACCGTCACCGCGCCGGTGACACCCTTGGATTGCAACACACCCTCCACAGACGCGCCATTGCTCGACCTGGCAGGCAGATGGCCGGGACGCACGAGCGTTTGCGGCTGGCCTTTATGCCCGAAGGATATGACCGTGTGGGGATGGGCTACATTGCGCATGGGAAAACCTCTTCGCTAACGTGATGCATTACGGCGCGCCGTTGCCACGCCAGATCGGCACCTACCCGGCGGCTGAGCGCGACCGACGGCTGCTCTACAAACCGCCAAACCAACCAATGGCAAAACACAACGGCACCGAGGGCTGGGACGCGTTTCACTTCGGCATCACGCGGGTGAGCGGCGATGCTGGCGCTAAGGTTGTCAACGTGGCGCATGAAAGCCGATTCTTTTTTGAACCATTAAAGATGCGATCATACTTGGCAGCGCGGTGAGAAATTATATCAGGGGCCATCGCTTTAGAATGCCCCCGAAGTGCGTGCAGCATGGCATCCGATATCATGCGCACCTGATTCAGCGTTATGGCCACATCGCAGCTCCAAAAAAACTTAGCTTAGCCGCAAAATAGCTGTTGACTACGCCGCGTTGTGCGGACATAGTGACGCCACGCCGAGGGGATTGGCCCCGGCACGTTGAGGGATTGGCCCCATGAACGCTTACGTGATTTCTTACGATGCCGGCTACGAAGCCCCGTTCGGCGCAGCTCGCTTTGCCGACATCGGCCCCGTGTCGCGCTACGCTACCTACAAAACCCCGTTTCGCTACTTCCCCAGCCACGCGGAGGCCGTAGAGTTCGTGGAGTCCGTGGGCGGCACCATCATTGATGACGACGCGGAGGGCTAGGATATGGCAAACGAGCTCGCATGGCTCCGTAGCAAAGCCGAACTCAAAACTACTGATGTTCTGTCGGTTTCCGTCGAACGCGGTGCCGAATCTGGGATTGAGCCGGGCAACTACGAGGCGCGGTATTACGCCTTTGAGGGCAATCTGCCGTTTCGTATGGTCGCTAAATTGCGGGGCTGCAAAGACCTGATTAACGACGAATACACCAGCGAGGTTCTGCGCCTGGGCACAGGCTACCGAGATGGCGAAACGGCATGCCGTTTCTACCGGACCACATACACACTGATTGCAGAAACTGTGGGGGGCTAACAACCCTCCAATTTTTTTACTCAACCCCCTATTTTTCCGCTTGCCTTTGTCCGCGATGTGCGGCATAACACTGCTACGGCGAGGGGCTGTTCCCCGCCGCAACGAGGGATTACCCAGATGCAAGCCACCTATCTCACCAGCGCCGAAACCGCGAAACTGATCCGCGCCGCGTTGAAGCGCTCTTTCCCCACCACCAAATTTAGCGTTCGCTGCTCGCGTGGTTCGGCCATCTACGTGGAATACACGGACGGTCCCGCCCTCGCGCTGGTCAAGCCAGTTGCCGACCAATTTCGCGGTGGCCACTTTGATGGCTCTATCGACATGCGTATCGGTCATACGAGCTGGCTCCTGCCGGACGGCACAGCCACAGTTGCCAGCAACCCAGGCACCGAAGGTAGCGGCGGCTACATCCCGGCACATCGCGAATGGATGCCCAGCCCCGACGCTAAACTGGTCCACTTCGGCGCCGATTTTGTTTTCGTGCAGCGCCGCATGTCGGAAGCATTCGCTAACCGCGTGCTGGCTAAAATCGCCGATCGCTTCGGCGACACCGGCCTGGGTGTGGCCATCTACAGCGATGGCGCATCGTTCACCGGAGATTATCAGTGGACCAGCCGCGCTTACGAAACCGCAACCCGCTTTATGATCGTGAAAGGCTAACCATGACTCCTGACCAGTTTCGCGCCTGCCTTGATAGCCTCCGCTGGACACAGCGGGGGCTTGCCTCCGCGCTTCTATGCGATGAGCGCATGGTGCGAAGGTGGGGAACTGGGGCAATGAATATCCCTGCCCCGATTGCAGTGTGGCTGACTCGGCTAGCCAACGCGCACGACGCCAACCCAGTGCCGGACTGGCGCACCCGAGCGCGCTAGTCACTCCACCACCTTCGGCATGTTCACCGTGAACACCACGAGGCCGCGCCCTACAGCTTTCCCGTTTTCGTCCTGCTCCATTGTGGGCTGCACCGGCTTGCCCCACCCGCGTTCGAGCAACGCCACGGCAGCCGTAGCCCGTGCGGCAGGCGGCTTTGTATCGTCCGTTGCGATATCGACCAGCGCCTGCATGGCAACAGCAGTATGTTTGCGAGCCATTTCAACGACTTCGGCAACACCCTTTGGCCTTCCGCCTGGGTTGCCAGACTTGCCCGGCATGAACCCTGCGCCAGACGCACCACCCCTGCGTTCAACGGCCTTCTTCTCAACGCCATCCGTCTTGTCGCTCATAGCCCCTCCACCAGTTCCAGCACGAGCGCTGCCGAACAGAGCGCGTAGGCAACCAGGTTCAGCCCCAAAACCCAGCCTATCGGGCCGATCGCGATGAAGATGCCGCTGCCGATGGCCCCGGACGTCAGGTATTTTGCTCGTTTGGTCATGGCACTTCTGCCGCTTTCGCCGCATCCGCCTCGGACACGAGCCCCGGCTGCTGGATGAGCCTGGAGCCCGTAGGAGCCTGCTGGAGCACCGTTGCGGCTTGGGCGTAGTCGGCTGCCACCGACGCAGCCTTGGCCCGCACGGAGGCCAGCCAGTCGGGCCAGGACATGGGTTGCGGCTTGGGGGTCATGGGGTGACCTGGTTGTGGGCGCACGGCCGCGGGCCTTTCACCCCAGGGATGTGACGCTCAGCATCGTTTGGGATTGTCGAACCTCGCATCGCTGTTTTCATCCTCTGATTTTCCCCACCGGAACCTGCACCGGAAAACGCACCGGAAAGCGTGTCCCCCAAAGGGGATTTCCGGCACCGCACCGGAAACCCCTTTAGGGGGCTTTCCGAAAACTTCCGGTGCCACCGGAAGTAGCACCGGAACCTGCACCGGAAGCTATTCACCATTCTGGGCTCCTTCAGTGTCCCACCACTCCACAGAACGGGGTTCACCGTTGCTTGTGCGGAGGGCGTTGGGACTGTCGGCACGCGTCTTTCTGGCTTTCCGGTATTGAGCGATTTCGACTAATCCAGACGCCTTGATCTGTTGCAGTGCTTGCGTCTGAGCTGCTTTGCCCTCGATGCCGAGGGAGGCGAATCCCTGCGCGATGGAGCGCGGATCGGCGCTGAGCCGCGGGCTCCAAGGACCAACCGGAGATCCGCGTGCCACCAACGCTTCGATTTGAGACATAGCGGCCTGATCCAGCGCCACGGTTGGCGGAAACCATGGGAGCGGGACAGCAACGCGGTCGTGGTTGTCAAGCTGATACTCGATGCGTTCAAACCATTCCGCGTCCTGAATACGTGAGTAATTCTTTTTTGCGTCGTCAACTCGGAAATAATCTCGCCGGCTATCTTCCGGAACACCTAGTTTTACACATTCCTCCACGGACATGATGTTAACGGTTAGCGCCACGCGGCCGGCGCCGATGATGGACGACGCACCGCGGATTGAGTCCGGGTCGCCTGGAGTTGCCGCGCCTTTGCGGGTGTGGGCCAGGATGCCGAGCGCCAGGCTATGACGCCGCGCGAAGCTACGGAACGCGGCGAGAACAAGCCTAATGGCTGTGTTGTCGTTTTCCTCCGCTCCGTGCAGTTCCACGAACGGGTCTAGCCAAGCGGAGTCTGGCTTTAGATCACCGATAATCTGATCAAGCTCATCCATAGCTGACGTGTTCAGCAGCACATTGCCGTCGCGGTTCAGGTGAAGCAGCGTCCCGACATCATTGGGGCCACATAGAATTAAATTCTTGAGCAGATCGGAAGGTGTGGTGTCGAACTGGCGTGCCATAGCGCTGTAGCGTCTGCGCTGCTCGTCCGCGTCATCCTCGACGTTGTAAAACAGGGTTTTTAGCGGGCCTGGCTTGTAGGGTCGGAAGCGTCCGAACTCACGGCCGGTCGCGTGCGCGGCGGTCCACGCCACGGTGAGTGACGATTTTCCGGCACTCGGAGGGCCACCCAAGATCGTGACAGCATTGCGCAGCAGGAATCCGGGAGCGACCCATGGGCGCTGTGGGATTTCTTGCTCAGTCCACGCCTGAGTGATCAGGTAGAGGGTTTTGCGGTTTTCAACCGGAAGTTCCGGCTCGATTACGCCGTAGTCGTCGTGGCTATCTGGATGCGGAACATCGTCGAGCGGAGGCTCCTCCGGTTCAGACGTGCGCTGCCGGGCCATGTGAAATAGGGTGCCAGCACCGATCTTGCTCGGAGGGCTTTGGTGATAGTGGTCCCATCGCTCTTGCGCGGCTGTGGCATCGTAGGAGGCGTGCTGCTGGCTCCATGCGTGCCACATGCCCTGCCCAGCCATAGAGCCGGCGGTAGCGGCGAATAGCGCCATGCCAACACGGTTCCAGTGCTCCCAATCGGTCGGGCCATCGTTGGGAATGGCGCACATGGCCGCCACCACCTGGAGCGCGTCCGCTGCTTGCAATCCCTGCACCGATACGGCACCCACACCGGTCCGATAGTTCTCGGGCTTGGCGCCGATCAGTGGCGCGGCGAAGGCCAGCAGCTTCGTTACATCATCCTCTGTGACGGCTGGAATTTGATCAATCGTGGTTTCGCCTGGCGCATCGCCAATCCATTGCAGATCAGCGCCGGACCAGTGGCGGCCGAAAGCCACGAACTGTTGCCCGTGGCCTAGCACTTCCAGTTTGTGGCGTGGTCCCGCGATCTTACGCTTTGGCGGCTCGCCTTCGGACGCGCGATAGACGATCAGGATGCGCGGCGAGTTGGTGCGGAAGCGAATTGGCGCCTCGCCCCAGCGCGCCAATACCGCTGCCTTGATCTGGCCGACGATATCCACGTCATCAATGTCAAGATCGATGCCGCGAAGACCGTCGCACAGAATTCCGGTATTGAGCGCGTCCGGCTCAGGCGCACTTTCGGCGCCGTCAGGTGGTGTTTGCCGAGCGCGCTCCTGCCACGCCAGCCCCTTGGGCGCCTTGCCGGAATTTTCCTCGCCGCTTTTGATGTTGTAGACCGCGACTGGCCGGAAACCGCTTTCCCAAAGCCGGGAACGCAGCGAAGCAACGGCAGCAATTTGCGCCGGTAAGGGCAATGAGTGCGGCGTGGAAAGCGACATGCTCATTTGCGGTCCGCGTCGGGCCAACCGGCATGCAGCCGATCGTGGCAAGGGTCGCACACGGGTTGGAGCTCAAATGCTGGCGGAAGACGGCCAAAGTCGTAGGTCTTATGGTGGACCTGAGTTGCTGGGGACAGCAGGCACGCTTGGCAGAGCCCGTGGTGATGCTGAATTACGCGATTACGGAGTTGTTTCCACTGCGGCGATGCGCGAAGCCATTCTCCATAGTCGGCGCTTTGCGCGGCGCGCTTACGTTGAAACTCAGCTTGCACCACGCGGCGGCGCTCATCAAGGCCGGATTGAGCATCGTCGCGATAGCGTTCCGGCAGAGCAGGGTCCCATTCGGGATACTGCTCCCAATTATGGTGCTGATCACGCGGCAGAGCGCCGCCAGAGTGCTGCGACCCGCACGTCAGGCATTGCAGGCACACGACCCAATGACCGCCGACCTTGCGCTTTGTCAGCGTCATTTGCGAGCCGCCACAATATGTCGGTTTCGACAGCGCATCGCACACGCGAACGCGCTGCGATTCTGTCATCGGAGGCCATGGATGGGAAAGTTCCATCACGCCACCACGCTCCTAGCGATGTCCGGCGCAAACCGCTCCGACGATGCGCGAATCGCGGCCTCGGAATATCCGGCGTCACCAGAGCACCGGACCTCCTGCATTTTATCCTTCACGGCCATAAAGGACCGCCCAAGTGTTTCCGCGATCTGCCGATACGACAGCCCGCGCGCTTGAAGCGTGAAGGCGCGGTCAATGTCTTCCTCGGTCCATTTTGCTCCCCGGCTCATGCGAACCGCCGCAACGGATCAACGGCGTCTGCGGCCAGGAGGTAATTCCGCGCCATGAGCCGCCAGTGCTCGCGCATCTGCTCGGGCTGCTTTTCCCACGCGTAGCCGATTTCGCGCGCGACGGCCTCTATGCGCGGATCGTTCATGCTGCCGTCCCCGGTTGCTGGATGAAAAGGTCGGCTTGCAGGTAGGCTTGCTCAACGCGGCGGCAGGCTATGTCGAAATACTTTGGCTCTATCTCGATGCCGATTCCGCGACGGCCTAGCTTGGCGCACGCTATTAGCGTTGTGCCGCTGCCCATGAAGGGGTCGAGGACGCTATGGCCAGACACAAAGGTCAGGCACCATTCCAGCAACTCAACCGGCTTTTGCGTGGGGTGTTCGCGCTTAACACCCGCACCTTTTTGGCAAAGCCCCTTCCAAAGATGGGAGAATATACGGTCGTTGCCTTTATTGCTGCACCAAGCAAACTCAACGTCCGAAAACGAATCCCACGGCTCCTTATCGCCAAGTTTGTTCCATGCAAGCCAGCGGCCGGACTCTGGAAGTCTGCGAGCGAAATGATTTGCTCCCCACAAGATAACTTCGGGGAAACCAAGCCAAGGCTTTGGATCACAAGGCTCATCATCACCACGTATGGCTTCGATGTTACGGATCAAATGACGGCCTAAGCCACCAGACCCTTTTTTATATGATATCCCATAGGGCGGATCAGTAACCACGGCATCCAGGCGCCCGAGCGTAGGCAATATCTCCCTGCAATCGCCCAGGTAGAGCGTGCAAGCGCCGATGGTTTCCTCGCGGTAGCTCATACTACCACCCCCGCCGCCCGGCATCGGTTCAACGCAGCCTCGCGCTGTTTGGCTTTCGCCTTATCCAGCATGGCCTTTTGCGCGCGGCTCTTGTTGCCGAACTTGCGCTTTGGGGCCTTCACGGGCTTGCCGTTGTCGTCGCGGTTCATGCTGCAATTCTCCCACGAAACGGAGCGTCCTGCGTTTCCAGCCACGCCACAGCTTCTTCCGGCGACCGGCAGATTTCCAGCAATGGCGTGCCGGCGCGCTTGATGCGTTTATGCATCGCGAGCTGATCCGCATTCTTTCGCCCGTTCGCGTCTTTCATTTCAATTACCCACTCGCGGCCACGAAAATGGATGCCGATATCCGGCCAGCCAGGCTCTTGCCCGTTCAGTTTCGCTTTTAGTTTTTCGTCGCCGTTCCGGTGCTCAGACACCACGGCTTGCACGATCGCATCCGGGTGCAGAAGCGCTTTGAGCAATTTGATGGTGCGACGCTGGATGGTGGATTCGTAGGGGTTATCAACTTGCTCAGCCTTACTACGCGTTTTCCGCGGCTTCCGCTGCGGCACGTCCGGCACATCGACGCACGTCACCCCACCCGCCACGTCCTGCGGCGTCGGCCTCCATGCCTGGCGAGTGGGGATCATGCTAGGCCGCCTCGTCCAACGCCTCGTCCACAACCGGATTAAGCGGCGCAAACAACCCGGCTAGATCGGCGGAAACCCCGGTCAAAGCGGCGTGCTCCTTAACCACGTCAGGAGACGATTTCGCTTGCGCCAACTGATCCTTCGTCCAGCCCTTCGCGATTTTGCGTGCTGTTTCGAGGGCGGACAGAAATTCGGCGGTGTCGCGCAGTTTCTTGCCTGGCGCAGCGCGGAAGCCTGTTGCCTTGAGAGAGGTCTCCGCATGCACGGTGGCCGCCGCCTCGCGCCATGGATCGAGCGCTTCCACCTTAGCCTCGCGCACCAGCTTTTTTGCGCCGGATTTCACCGCGGCGTAGAACGCATCGGGATCATCAGCGCGGCCGAGAAATACCGCCAGGCCGGCCAGACCGGCAGCGAGACGCGCGTCCGTGGGAAGATCAGCCAGCGTGTAGGTTTTTCCGTCCCGCGATATGGAACCGGCGCCGTAATCATAAGCGAAACGCTTCACTTCGCGCGCCTTGTGTTCGGTGGTCATTATCTATTCCTCATAGTTGCGGCCCCAGCGCAATGCCGGGGCCATGGATGTTTTTGCTTACGGAACCGGGCCGTAGCTGATGCTGGTGAAATCGAACGCGCCGGTATCCGTCGGATCTGGACCGACGAGCACGTAGGCCGACGCGCTTGTGTTGCCATCCTCGGTCATGACCAGCGCGGCGCCGGTTGCACCGGGCGCGGTGTTGTTCACGGCCACGCCGGTCACGGTGACAACCGAAATCCAGGGTTGCGTGGTGTTGCCCTGCGTCGGCTCGCCAACCGCGACGGCATAGGATGGATCGGTACTGGCGGTGGCGACCGGCGGCGGGGTCGGGCCGCCCGGCGGAATGGTGTAGACATAATTGATCGTGGCCGACTGGCCCACGTCCAAATTGATGGTTGTGCTTTCCGACATGGTATTTGCCTCAGTCGTTCGTTGCGGGGAGCGGCCCCGCGGCCGATGCGCGCTCACAAGCGCGGATTTCGTTTGATGGTGTAAAGGTCAATCCAACCCTCCCAACATCCAAAGCATCCCGAGCAGGATCACGAGCCCCACGGCGAGCACGAGCAGCACGGTCCCGGCGATGGCCATGGCGGTGGTCACGGCACCATCAACACAACGCGCACGACGATCACGCCGACAATGACGCAGAAACAGACCATGCCGAGGGCGATCCAAATCATTTTGCCCTCCCGAACGCGCCGGGACGCATCCCACCGCGCCGTTCGACGCAATCGAACCCCAGGACGTTCGCCACGTAACGACCGGGATTTTTCCGCCCGCTCAGCATATCGGAAATATGACCAGCGTAGAGTGTGGTCATGCGGGCAAGCGCGCGCACGCCACCAGCATTGGCAACCGCGATGGCGAGCCGGTCGCGAAGTTCCTCAACCGTCAAAAGAAGCGGCGCGCTCTGCAACGCGCCGCCTAAGTTTCGGGAGGACTCATGGCCGGACCCAGCGCCGGCGCCGCTATCACCCTCGCGGGCGATCTCTGCTATGTCGGAAATCTCGCTTTGTTTACCGCCATCACGTGAAAGCGATTTGTTTGTTGCTGACGCTGGCTGCATCTAACTCTCGCTCCTCGGTTGGCATCGGTGGGCAATCTCTAAAACCGGCAGGCGTTGGCGCGCCTGTCGGTCAACTAGGGCAGCATTTTTTACCCCCGCCCAAACAGCGCGGCAATGTCGCGCCACTTATCATGGAGGCACATCGCAATGATGATGCCCCATATGAGCGCCGAAATGGCGCGCTGCTTGCCCGCGTCGCTGCGGCACTCGGAGCGCATTTTCTCGGCGATGTCGGGGGCGATCAGCACGGCCGCGACACATCCAGCATCGCCGCGCGGGTGAATGTCCGCCTTGCGACGTGATTGCCGTCCATCACCGCCAGCGTCACCAGATCGCCGGTGACGGTCGCGACAAGGATCAGCATCTCGCGGCCGTTCTCGATCAGCTTGTCGCTGAGACAGACCCGGTCGGCACGGACCGCGGCCAGTTCGACCGGGCGCGGTTCGCAGCGCTCCAGTAGGGGGGCGATCGCCACTAGTCGGCTCCAGCGGGCGCGCCGCCGATACCCTCGTCCCAAAGGTCCGGGCGCAGGATATGGCGAGGTATGCCGGTAAAAGCTGCCACCTTGACCGCTTGCTCAGCGGGGATAAATCGAACGCCGTTGACCCAATCGCTAACTGCGGCATTGCTGCGGCCCGTAAGGGTGGCCACATCGCCAGCGCGGATGCGGCGTTCCCGGAACAATGGCTTGAGGTTCGGTGCTTCCATGCCGGCACAATGCCCCCAACTTTTTTTCGCGTCAACCGAAAAAATAAGTTGACTGCATTTTCAGCTAGGCCTAATTTGCCCCCACGCCGCCGCCCCTGGCTGCGGACTGAACGGGAGCCACCATGAAAGCAATAATCCGCCTGACGACCGACCGCCGCGCCGTTACCGCCCTGGAATACGGCATCATCGCCGGCGTTCTGGGCTTGGTGCTGATCGTAGTGTTTCAGCACTTCGGCACCACGCTGACCACCCTGTTCGGCAAGATCGGGAGTGCGGTTTGATGGCCGCCCCGATCTTTATCATGTCGCTAGGCGCCGGGCTTCTGGCGCTGGGCGCGACCCTGAACCGCCGCGCTGCGTACGAGGCTGGCCGGCGCGACCAGGACCGTAGCTGGCGGGCTGCTGCGACCGGGCGGAGTGCGGTTTGATGGCGCACGAAGCCTACGCCGCCCGCCAGCGCAACGCCGCCGCCGCGTATCGCGCGAGTGGCTGCATGGACGAAATCTGGGAATTGGAGGCCGATTTTACCCTCGCCCGCCAACGCGGCGACCGTAACGAGATTCGCGACATTTTGCCGATGCTGCGAGGCGCCCGCGCTGCTGAAAACAAGGATCGGCGGAATGCGCTGGCGGCGGCAACGGTTCGGTGGCAGCGCGGTCTGGCGGCGATCAATTATGAACTGGCGGCGGAATAGATCATGCCCCTATTCGATTGCAGATCGCCCGAGTGCCTGGAATGCCAGCGCGCGTTCGGCCCGGATCGTGGTGCTGCCATTGCAGCGGGCATTGCATCCGGCAAGTTTAAGGCTTGGCCTCAGAAGATTGAACCCATAAACCCCAAACCAAGAGAAACCCCATGAGCGACGTAGTGGAAGCACCGAAGATGACGTTGAAAAACCTTTCGGTTCTGGCTTATGCCAATCAATTTACGCACTGGCATTATCGAGGCTTGCCATCCGAAGCGTTGCTGCCCAGTTTTTTTTCTGATGGCAGCGGTATGTTTGCGCTTGGCGACATGATTACCGTTTCGGATAGTGGCGCAGGCATCAATATTTTTGTCGTCAGAAAGGATGGGGCCGGCGTTGTGGTGGAGGCAGCATGACCCGCGTCACCTATCACAACGGCCCCCACTGGCACACGCGCCTGACGCCGCTGCCAGCGCCGCGGCCGTGGCGGCGGTGGGCAAAGCAGGCGGTGGGCGCGGTCGCGCTTGTCTGCGTGTTTTGGCTGATTTTGCTGGGGTGTTGGGAGTTTGAGCAGTGACCGATGAGCCCGACGAAGGCCTAATTTTCGACCAACGGCAGCGGGCTTGGGCTTGGCCGATTTCTTATAGGAGATGGAAATAATGAGCGAGACACTGGAACGAACCGAATTGGCAGTGCTGCCGAAGTCTGCGCTACCCACGGTATTGGCGGCGGATAAAGACGATCTACTCGGCAAACTGCAAGACAGGCTGCGCTCGCTCAAGCTGGACGCCAGCACGCCGAAAGGCCGCGATGAAATCCGTTCCGCCGCCGCTGAAGTTGCGCGCACGAAGTCCGCGCTGCTGAAACTGGCTGATGGCGTGAGCGAGGAAGCCCGCAAGACGCACAAGGCCATCGTCGCTGAAAAACACGTCATTGAAGAAAAGCTGGACGCGCTGAAGGATCAGGTGCGTGCGCCGCTGACGGTCTACGAGCAGATCGAAAAAGACCGTTGCGACGGCCACGAGCGCGCGCTCGCCCAGATCGAGGCGTTGGCGAATATCCCCGCCGACGCGACCGCCGAGGATATCGCCGGCCTCATTGATGCGTTTGCGCAAAGCGACCTGATGCACCGGGATTGGAAAGAGTTCGAGCCGCGCGCCCGGAAGGCCGAGACAAACACCCGCAACGCGCTGAAGGCAGCCTATGCTGACGCTGTTGCCGCTGAGGCCGAGGCAAAGCGCCAGGCCGAGGAACGCGCCGCAGAAGCCGAACGCCAGCGCGTGGAGGGCGCCCGTTTGCAGGCCCAGCGCGAGGCTAGGATTGCAGCAGAGGCCGCCCAGCGTGCCCGTGAGGAAGCGGAAGCGCGGGCGGCCCAGGAGGCGTCTGACAAAGCCGCTGCGGTTGAACGCGAGCGCCAGGCTGCGGCCAAGCGGGAGCAGGACGCCAAGGATGCGGCCGAGCGTGCCCAGCGCGAGGCTGCGGCGGCTGAACAGCGGCGAATTGAGGCAGAGGCTAAGGCGGAAGCCGATCGCATCGCCGCAGAAGAACGCGCGGCTAAAGAGGCGCAGGAGGGCGCCCAGCGTGCCGAGCGCGACAAAGCCGCCGCAGTGGAGGCCGAGAAGCTCCGCGCTGCACAGGTAGCCGCAGCCGAGAAGGCCGAGGCTGATCGCCGCGCCGCTGACAAAGCGCATCGCGGCAAGATCAACCGGGCGGCTGCGAACGCGCTGGTGGTTGCCGCCAGGATCACCGAGGAAAATGCCATTGCGATCGTTACAGCGATTGCGCGTGGCGAAATCCCAGCAGTTAGGATCGAATACTGATGAATACGCATCTTCTCATCCCATCCGTCATATCGGAGCCCGGCGTCTACGACCTGCCGAGCGACCTCTACCATAGCGACCCATGCGACACGCCGAGCCTATCCGCGGGCATGATAAACGAACTTCTGAAAGCGCCAGCCAAGTGCATGCTGAACAGCAAGCGCCTAAACCCAAACTGGGAAGAACCCGAGAAGCAGGAGAAATTCTCTATTGGCTCCGTGGCGCACATCATTTTTCTTGAGCCGCATCTGTTCGAGGAAAAGGTTTGCGTGGTGCGTGCTTATACGAAGGACGGCAAGCCAAGCGACACATGGGCAACACAGGACGCTAAGGATCAAGCGGCAGCCGCGCGCAGGCTTGGCCAAACGCCGATACTGGCGAAGGACATGGAGACTGTGCTAGCGGCGCGCGCCGCGTTCCAGGCAAACAGCTTTATCCGCACCGCGTTCGATGGCGGCACGTTCGAGCAGTCGATGTTCTGGCGACACCCCCGCTACGGCTTTTGGTGCCGTGCCCGGCCGGACTTTATCAAAGACGGCTGGCGGCATCTAAATGATTACAAAGCCACCGCCAACGCAGACCCAGAAGAATTTGGCCGCCACGCGTTTAATATGGGCTATCATCGCCGTGCCGCGTGGTATCTTGAAGGCGCTGAGGAAATTACCGGCGCGCGGCCCGACCATTACTGGTTTGTGAACCAGGAAACGAAAGCGCCGTATCTGCCTGCCGTGGTGGAGTTGGACGAAGAGTCAATCAACATCGGGCGTGAGGAAAACGAAAAGGCTGCCGAGATTTTTTCCAAGTGCCTTGCAAGCGGTGAGTGGTATGGATACCGCGACCCGCAAACCCGAGACCGCGACACGGCATTTCGCCGCCGCCTGCCGAATTGGGCATTTATGCGCAACCTTGAAGGAGTGTAAACTATGCCCATCGTGCAAATCGCCCCCGTTACCCGAAAGGGAATGAAGCTACTCATTTCGTTGTTTGGAATGTCGGAAACGGGCAAGACCTACAGTGCGCTCAAGTTGATGGCCGGCATTGAACCGGACCCAGCCAAGCGCGGCTTTCTTGATACGGAAGGCGGCGAGCGAGGCCGCGCCTATGTGGATGCCATTCCGGGCGGCTATATGTATGGCGCTTTGACGGCCCCGTTCACGCCAGAACGCTATATGGAGGCGCTGCGCGATTTCGTTGCGGCCGGCGTCACCACGCTCTGTGTCGATAGCGTGTCGCACGCATGGTTTGCCGAGGGCGGCGTTCTGGATATGGTGGAGAACGCGACCGAGCGGAACGACTTGGCCAAATGGGCAAAGCCGAAGCGTCGCCTGGGCAAGCTGACAAGCCAATGGTTGGGCTGCGGTTTGCACCTGATCCTCTGCTCGCGCGGCAAGCAGCCGCTCGTCGAGGAAGTGGTAAACGGCAAAAAAACCTATGTGCCCGGCCCCATCGTGCCAATTCAGGAAAAAACCTTGCGGTTCGACATGACCATCATGGCGCTGATGCTGGGCGATGGCCGCTTTACGATCGACAAGCAGTATGGCGGCAAATGCCCCGGCGCGCTGCGGCCGATATTCCAGGCGCATGAGGTCATGGATGATGAAATGGGCAGCAAGCTGATCGCGTGGATTGGCGGCCAGGACACGCTTTCGCCGACTCAACGTTCGCTGCAACTCGCGGCGACCGCCGAAGCTGAAAAGGGCGCGGAGGCGTTTCGCGAATATTGGAAAACCCTCACGGCACCTGACCGTGCGTTTCTCAAACCGTCGCTGGAAAATTATCAGTCAATCGCAAACGCGGCTGATGACGACGCCGAGCGGCGGCGGCAGGAAGCGAAGGATCAAGCCGACAATTTGGACGATCCGTTTGGAGATGCCGCAGCCGACAAACCAGCGCTTGAAAGCGGCGTGCAGCACGTGGGCGGCGATGATCAAGCCGAACGCGAGGCCGCATGACCGCCCGCTACGAGGTCCGCGCCACCCGAGGCCAGTCCTGCGCCTGGGCCGACATGACGCCGGTCGGCAGCACGGACAGCATGAGCGATGCGCTCGCGCTGATCCTGCACGCGTACACCGTGGACCGCGCGGTCTACGCCTGCCAGCGCGACACCCGCCCCGACGAGCCGCACGCGGTCACCGATGCGGAGCGCGAGGCGCTGGCGGGGATCATGCCGAAAATGGCGAGGACGATGGGGTGAGTGGGCGGCGTCTTCCTGACTGGCCTGCTGCGATGGGGGCCGAGCTGGCTGCCGCGTACGTGGACGTGTCAGAGACGACGCTGCACGCGCTTCGGGCCAGCGGGCGCTGTTGCAGGTCGGGGTTTTAGGTCTCGTCGTCCTCGTCGTCATCCTGGCACATCGGACAGTTCGCCGGCCCAGGGCAACGGCCCGGCATATCACCGCGACACTGGCAGGCATCCTTACGCCACCACTCGCGGTCGCGCCGGTCATCCGCAGCCTCGGCCATGTCGCTGAACGACAGGTCATCCATAGCTTAATTCCCGTATTCGCGTTTGGTGACGATCTTGTAGATGCCGGCAAATATCTTGCGCGGTAGCCAGAGCAGGACGTTGGTCATTTGTTGCGTCTCCGGGGTTTGTAAGATCAGAACAGGATGCGGCCAACTTGGCACGGCCGCAGTTTGTGCCCGGCAGAGTCGCACCCGCGCGACAATCGCCGCGCGATTAAATGCGCGCCCCAGAAACGATAACGCACATCTCCGTCGCTTTGGTGCAGCCTGTGTAGGAATGGCGACATAGCCGTGTCTCCGTGGGGTTAAGGGGCTTAGGCCGGGACACTGAAAAAGTAGAGCCAATCATCCTGGGTCAGCGCCAGCGCCGCATCGCCCTGTGAGCCAAGAACTTCTATCCAGGCATCGTATCCGCTGATCTTGTCCCGGTGAACATTGATGCGGCTATTGCACTCGTTCAGGTCTTTGAGAAGGTCTGTGCGAATGTTAACGCCGGTCTGGCGGTATGAGTTGGAGACGACATCCGACAGGCTTTCCTCGAAGTCCATTCCCTCGGCTTTGATCGTCTCTTTGACCGCCTCTTTCTTTTCGGTCCACCACTTCAAGCGGGACTGATGAAACGCCTTCTTTTTAGCGGCGCCAGCCAGCACTGCGCTTGCTGTGTAACTGAACTCCCATGCTGTGCGGTTAGCATTTCGCCCTGTGCTAATATCGGCCAATTTCGTTACTCCTAGTTATCGGGGTTTTAGGCCGCGCGCGACGCGGGCTTGATGTTCGGGCAGTTCTCCACCCACACGTAGGTTGCGGCGGGCGCTTTGACGGAAAAGGTTTCTTCGGAAACTTTCTCGCCACCAAGGTAAAAGGGCGTCGTTACGCTCCGTGGGGTTTGTGGGCTAGGCACTGCCAGCCGAAGCGCCGGCCAGATTGGTAAGCACTTCTTGGTTGGCGCTTTCGATGTTCTTGGCAACGATCGCCATGGCCATTGCCGGCGTCATGACACGCTGATCCTGCATAGCCACGAGCTGCCCTACCAGGGCCGACGCCACGGCCAGCATACCTTCACCACCCAGTTTGTCGGCATACGGCTGCATGGCCGCCACCATAGCCATGCGGCAAGCGGCCATATCGGGCGTCGCGGCGACAACCTTCGTGCGCATCAGGAACCGACCTTCTCGTTCGTGCCGTCCCATGTGAACTCACCCTCGGGGCCGACCGGAAAATGCCCCTGGCACCGGCAGCAGAACGTGCCGCTGTAGAACTCAGGATCACGGGCATAAGTCTCAGCCAGCGCCTGGCCCATGCGGGTAAGCGTGCCGCATTTTTCGTGAATGTAGGAGTGCCGCACTGGCCGCACGAAGCCTTTGGCGCGCTCTGCCTGGCTGAGAACCACGTAGCCCTTCTGTTGGCCGTTCGGCTTTAGCTCGCGGTGATCGTCAACCACAGGGCCGCCGTCAGTAAGCGTGCGCGCGTCGCGGTCAACCGGAGGCGGCAATTTGTCAAGTCCGAAGGTCTTTTCTAGATCGTTCATCATTCCGCCTCAAGGCTGGGGTTAAGGGATCGCGGGCGCTTCAGGGCTGAACTCGGCTGCCAGGGCCGTCGCCAATTTCGCGCACTGTTCGGAAGGCAGCCTGATCTGGGTCAGCCACCCGTTCTGTCGCACGGTCAGCACGGCATCGCCGGAACCGTCTAGCGACACGTTGGCGTAGGGCACTAGGTCCGCATCCTCTTGGATTGGCGTGTAGGCGAAAATGCACTTCGTCATCGTTGTTACTCCGTATCGGGGTTCACTGGCTCACCAGCGGAAACGGGCTCACAATGACAGGCGGTTCGATGTAGAGCGCCTGCACTGTTTTCGTCGCGGGGTTGAGGCAGCTAACCCACGTCCCCTCCGCGCTGGCTGGCGAAAAGAGCCCGTTGGGATCGGCCTGGGGCAGCCCATGGTTGTTGTCGCTAGGGTTTTCCGGGTTCGTGTATTGGGTGGCATAGGGCAGCCCATAGCCGACGCTATCGCACAGTTTATGGGTGCGGCCGTTAAGGTCCACAATGTAGGTTGTGGTGGTCACATTTTGGTCGCGCAATTCCAGTATCTGCTTGAGCAGCCGGCGCTCCGCAAAGTTATTGATGGCCGGCATGCCAACGGCATCCGTGGCTTGTTGCAGCATGACCTGTTGCGCGGCCGACTGCTTGTCGTCGGCGTCAGGCGTGCAACCCGAGTTTGGGCCGGACAGCAAGCCGAGAAGGCTGATCGTGGACGCAATGGCGTAAATGTTCATGTTACTTCATCTCCGCGAGAAAGGCTTGATCGTCAGAAGGCAGCACCGAAGCATCGAAGCCGGCGAACCGATGCTGAATGGTTGCGCGGATGATTTCCTTGCCCTCTGGGGTGGCCGACGCATACTGCATGCGCCAGTTATCGAGGTCGCGCGCCATGCCGTCTTGATACGGTTGCGACTGATGGAATGTGCGATTTTCAATCGCTACTGTGGCGGGCGCGGTAAAATAATAGACGCCGTAGCCGATTGCTGAAACTGCCGGCAGTGCAATCGCCAGCCAGAACAGGCCGGTAAGCACGAACGGCGACGTCTCACTGATGGCATCTCGCGTGTCTCGAAGCATTGTTTTGCCTTTCGGGGTTTGTGGGCTTAGCGCGATACCGCAACATTGGCGGCAGGATGCTCCAGGCAAGCGGCCAAGTAGCGATCTACAAAGTAGACCAGTCCTTCATAGTCGCCCCAGCCGTTTGACGGGTTGAGCTTCCTGAACCGGCTAGGCTCAGCACGAAGCAAAGCCAGCCCCGTAGTAAGCGGTTCGATGAGTTGCTCGGCCTTCGTAATACCGATTTCATCCGGGCGCCAAAGCGGCTTGTAGATACCAGCCTCTCCGGCCATCGTGTTAAGGTTGTGCGTGATGTTGCCGGAATAGACCTCCGTGCGGTCGGAGTCGTCCGCATTAACGATAGCCACAACCGGCTCAACGCCAGGGTTCAACGCATCCCATTCTGCCCGTGTGATTTCGACATTTGCCCCACCCCGTCTGACGAATATCGCTTCATACGGTTGCGCCGGACTGGGCTCAGCCACGGTCAAATATACGTCTAGGCTCATTGCTTCCTCGTATTGGGATTTTGGGGTAGTCCCGGTCTCTCCCGACTGTCACACCACTTTTCGCATCGTCCCGAAGGCCGTTATGGCAGGTGTCGCGTAGTGCCTCAGCTTTCGCAGTCGGCCTCCATCTTGTTTGCGCCCTGAAGGATAAGCTGGCGATCCCGGTTTTAGCCGGAATTGGGGGGGTTAAGTTAGATAGCTGGC